AACCTCCGCCGATCTGCAGTCGGCGGTTTTTACTTGTAAGGGGTGTATGAAATGAGGCACTGCAAGGAAGCAGTCGTCAACGAGCCTGTGGCAATAACCAAAGCCTACGGCTACATCAACGAATGGGGACCAACTTATTCCGAGAGGTTCCGGAATAGGAATTCCCTGTTCATCGGACCAGCCGATACCACGGCATGTGCGCTAATCATGCGCATGCAGGATGGGACTGTAAGTCAGATGTTCTGCCTACTGCACCACTGGTGCGAAGGCAGCAATCGCCATCTGGATTTCAGCACCAGCGTGGAGTTCGCAGTCGACATCGAGGACTTCGAGCCTCGGTGGATCTTCGACGGCGAAGAAGTCGATCTGGCCCAGCTGGTCCAGACCAAAAACAGCGAAGCAGCAAATGCTGCCCGCATGGTTTGTTCTGGCGTTCCAGCACTAGGTGTTCTGGCGTACAAGGTTCACCTAATCGACGAGGCCTGTTGTAACAACAGGCTTTACTGCAACGAACCCATGTTGTGGGTTCCTCGGCAGGGGGTGGATACCGCCACCAATGCCATAGAGCCCTTCCTGAGCTTCATCTGCTCGGGTATGGGCGGAATCATGACTCCGACTCATGTCAGAGTCAGGGATCTGATCCAGAAGGCGTACGGGCTAACTCCTTGGCAGATGTACGCCAATGCGGGATGCCGGCCTGATATCCTGATGATGGATATCAGCAAGAAGAGCGGTATGCTTGGACAGCTAATCAAGATCATTTCCGACATGATCGAGCATCCACTCGAAATGCTGGGAATAGATCAGAAGTCCCTGCCTAAGCTGTTGTCTCGTGAGCAAGAGCGAGACTTCCGGAATTCCGTGCCCTGGTTCGTTGTCGATCAGGACAACTACTCGGTGCCAGAGCATGAGGAATGCTTCTTGATGGCGCGTAGGATGGACACCTACCAGCTAAAGTACAAGAAGCACATTCCGGCTGAACAGCTGGGGTTCAAGATGCCTGTGTTGGATGAACTTCGGCAGCAGATGCATCCTGCCGAAACCGCACCCAGGCAAAAGCCGCCGGAGATAGTTGAGGTCAAACCCTCGACGCCGGCAGCTGTCACATCATAATCCTAACACGATTATTGACACCCCACCTATCCCGGGACCACCTGCTGATTACAGGTGGTCCCGGGTAGGTTTTGTCTCTTAACCGCAGGTACTACCCTGCTTTTAGCAATCAAAGGACATCATGCTTTCAAACTACATTGCACACGTGATCAGAGCTCTTGACAAGGCTAAGGTGATGCCGGTCGAACAGATTCAAAAGGTGACCGGCCTGGATCCCCACACCTACGATAGAGTCATCCAGGGAACCAATGGCCAGCATATCCGCATAGAGAACGTCGACCGGCTGGTCGAGTTCTTTGGCATGGGTATCTTCAGTTCTGGCTTTGTCAAGGAGTCATTTGTGTCCAGCAACTCGCAGTACAAAACCTGGGAGGGTCTGGATACCGACGAGCAGCTGCTGATCAACGTGGCAGGAGTGTACACCACTACCTCTAAGTCTCCGATCAGCAGCCTGAACTACACCAAAGAATGTGCTTATTTCCTGGAGACCTGCGATACGCTGATCTCCATCATCAAGGACACAGGAGCAAATGACGATGACGGAACCGACGACGGCGAAGACCAACAGTAAAAAGAGTAGCCTGTGGCTGCTGCAAATACCGTATCACTGGGATAAAGAAAAGTCTCCTCATCTGATACTGCCGATGACCTCCAAGGAGCAGGCAAAGGAGTACGTAGATCAGTACAAAGAACAAAAGAACGAAGAGCACTACTTCCTCTTGCTAGAGGGGACGTTGATCCCCACCTCCAACTGGGTTCCGGAAGACTTCACCTACCACGTCTATTGAGTTTAAATCAAGGAAAACACGAAAATGGCCGCATCAATCAACTACGTAGAAAAGCTCAAGCAGTATCGTAACGCAAATGTCCCTCTGCTCATCTTCGGTGGTCCCGGCATCGGCAAGTCCGAGATCTGCAAGGCTGCTGCCGATGGCGACGAGGTCAAGGACGTCCGACTCAGCATGCTCGAGCCTGTCGACATGCGCGGCATGCCGGTCGTCAATCGCAAGGGAGACGGCTCCGAGTTCAGTGTCGAGTGGGCCAAGCCCGACTTCCTGCCAAAGGACGGCAAGGGCATCATTCTCTTCGACGAGCTGAACACCGCCGACCCCAGCGTCCAGAATGCGGCACTGCAGTTCATCCTGGATCGTCGCTGCGGTCCGCACAAGCTCGGTGACGGCTGGTGGATCGTGGCCTGCGGCAACAAGTCCAGCCACAAGGCTCACGTCAATCCGCTGTCTGCTCCTCTCCGCAATCGCTTTGTAATTCTGGAGATGCAGCCGGACTTCAACCAGTGGCGCAACTGGGCGATGAACAATCTCATCCACGAGAACGTGCTGGGCTTCATGAGCAGCACCAGCGGCCAGCACCTGTACTCCGATCCTCAGGACGAGTACGGCAACTTCCCCACTCCTCGTGGTTGGACCATGGTTTCCCGACTCCTGCGCAACAACATCACGGAGCGTGAGGCCATCGAGGGTGCCATCGGCAAGGGTGCTGCAAACTGGTTCATCCAGTACTGCAACGAGATCAAGGTGATGCCTGACATCGACGCCTTGCTTGACGGCAAGGCCACATACCAGGACGGGCCAAACAAGCTGTCGGTGACCTATGCGGTCGTCAGCAACATCCTCTATCGTGCCCTGCGCAATCCCAACCTGATCGACAAGGGCGCCAACGTCATGATGTCGATCCGCCCCGAGATTAGCTCTCTGTACTTCGGCGGCTTGCTGCAGCAGAAGAACGAGAAGTTCATGCTAGCCGTGATGAAGTCTACCAACGCAAAGAACTGGCTTTCCAAGCACCGCAGTCTCCTGGTCCCATTCGAGGTGGAATAATGTCGCAAATTGATCCAGTTGTAATTCAGACGGCCAAGAAACGACTAGACAAGTCCATGTTTCGCATGTTTCAGGACTTTCCGTTCTGGGCCTTTCTGATAGAGAAGTGCAATGTCCGCCTTACCGAGGATGAAAAGAAGGTGCCGACCGCCTGCATCGACAGGAACGGCAACATCTACTTCAACCGCACTTTCTTCACGTCGTTGTCCGACACCATGATTCACTTCGTTCTTGCGCACGAGGTGATGCATATGCTGCTGGATCATCACAATCGTCTGGGTGGTCGTCAGGCGTTCCTGTGGAATGTGGCTGGCGACGTGTTGATCAACGAGATGCTGCAGGACCACTTTACGTCCAAGGGCACTCGTCTGGATCTATCCAGCTATGTCACGTCGAGAGGCCTGAACATAGACATAGATCACAACACGATCACCACCGAGGAGGTTTACGAACTTATCCTGAAGAACTCTCCTCCCAAGAAGCGTGGAACAAAGGGCGAGGGTGGCGGCCAGGGAGAAGGAGGCATCCAGGACGGCAACGATCTGGCCGACTTCGAGCCTGGTGAAGGTCCGGATGGTCAGGACATTCGTACGGCATCCGAGGATACTCCTCAGAATGCCAAGGAGTGGGCGGATGCCGGTCTTGAGGCTGCTACCCGCAGTCGAATGGCTGGAAGCTGTCCTGCCTTCATGGAACGGCAGATAGATAAGCTGCTTAATCCGGAGGTCAGTTGGAACGATGTGCTGGCCTACTACCTGCGGAACAAGTTCTGCATGACCAATAGGAACCGGCACACCTTTACTCCGCCCAATCGCAGATATCTGTATCAGGACGTAATCCTGACCAGCCGCATTGGCAAGAAGAAGCCCAGCATCGCATTCTCCATCGACACCTCTGGATCCATGTCCCCACAGGACATCTCCAAGGGAGTCTCGGAATTGGATGCCATCCGCAAGCTTTACAAGGTGCCGGTGTATCTGCTGGAGGCAGACTACACTGTCCATCGGGCAAAGTGGGTTCAGCACAACGAGGAGATCCCATCGCTTAAGGGCGGCGGAGGAACTTCGTTTGTTCCGGTCATGGACCATCTTAAGCAGAACAAGCCAGACATAGACGTGCTGGTGTACTTCACCGACGGCTACGGTGAATTTGGGTCAGACCCTGGCTTTGATGTCATCTGGGTAATCAACAGTGACGTCAAGGCGCCTTACGGCAAAACCATTCGCATCAACAACCCCTGACAGGAGCAGGGCGGAGGCGAGTGGTTTGCCTCCGCCCTGAATTTGCATGAAGTACTACATAACTCTCGAACAGAACTTTGTAGACGTTCGCCTATTCAATCAAAATGCCTCAAACAGCGGCACAGTCATACCAAAGAACTTTTATGCGCAGCCAGAGCCTTTCTTCCTGGGCAACCTGCTGCATGTGCCTTTGGTGATGGGGCTTAATCAAGGCGGAGGCGTACTGGGCTTCGTCAAGGCCAAGGTTGCCAATACTCTCAGTCTTGGAGACAATCAGATTCGGATTATCCTTGGCGCTGAAGATTTGAAGCAGGCAGGCGTACGGCTCTCTGCCCAAAGCCTGAAGATGCTCAAGACGCTCAGGGCCAACAACAAGGCGTTCGAGCAGGACTACAACTGGAGCTCTCGTGGCTTCAAGTGCAAGGCGGAGGAAGCCGTTAAGTGCCTGGCCTTCAAGTATTTGGAGTTTGCCGACGACCGAGCCTTCCTGGACCACCTCACAGCTCAGGAATATTCTCTACACGCCAGGGTTGTCGACAAGCGTAATCAGATGACCGCCGTGTATGCCGAAGTATTTCAGTACTTTCAGACGAGTGAAAAAAGTCATTGGGCTCAAAGAAATCTCGGCAACAGACTGAGTTACGGCATCGTCCGCACCATGCAGCCAGTGGACGAGAACTGCACGATCAAATGGCGCAAGCCCAGCAAGAACAGCAAGTGGCCGTATACTTTGGATCACCACTGGTTCTCCTGCCAGGAATCTCCTGTAGCCATGGCACACCACACCATGGCTGCGTTGATGAGCAAGGACGGAGGTAGAAACAGAGATCAGCTGATGCTCAATCTGCCTATATTCCAGAATATCCGCAGCCTGGAGACCTGCAGAAAACTACTGGAGCACTTCTTCGTCAATCTAAAGCAGACGCTACAGCCTCATAGCTCGATGTTCGGACACTACTGCTCCATGCTTAACGACTTCGAGTGGCCGACTACTCGGTATTCTCACAAGCGCCTAAGTCCAGAAATGTTTCCGGTAAAAGCAGCATTGGCCCTCGGAGTATTACCGACATTTGATGAATCAGGAACGTTCCAAAAATTCGTACCAGTTAATGGAACTTTGCACGCCAATGAAAAGACGATCTATATCGAGATGTCGTCTAACTTCTTGTCGGATCGTAGACCTGAGCAAGCGTTGCTGCTACTGTACAGTGTTGGGCTAATTTCTCTAGAAGACTTGGAAAAAGTCCTTGGTCCGGTGTCTCAGAATGAAGAGTCTTTGAAGGACAGCCTGGACAAGATTCAGTTGCAAATGAGCAGAAATGTCGTATGCTGCCTACCGTTGGATGCAGCTAATCAAACAGTGGGTAAGATGTTGGCTAAGTACGGCATCTCTCAGGATTCGATTAGCTCCAGCAGCAAGGACTTGGCAGCTATAGATCCGGACGATCTGGAAACTGCCATTAACGACACCGCAGAAGATTGCATAACCATCTGACCGTCAATGAGCAGCAACTCCCCCAGACCTAATACTAGTAAACCCCTAGGCCTAAAAGTGGCTAAGGGTCCAGGTGCGCCTAAGCAGGCAAACCAAGTAACTAATAATAGTGATGGCTGGGCTGCAGTTGCCAACATTCCTGTTCCTCCTTCCTCTGAAAGTCGAGACTTTAAAAAGCCTTTGGGTTTAAGCCCAGTGCTAGTAAATGGAGCGAAGGTGCCTGCTCAAACAGACCCTGAGACGTCTATTGAGCCTGCAGTACGACAGGAGCCTGCTAAGACGGAACATCCTAAGAAGGACCTTGGGGGGCAACCTGCCCCCCAAGGCCTTTCTTTTACCCCTCAAACGGCTGCAGTAAAAGTAGTCGAGCTCGATTGGTATGGGGCTAAGCTGGTACTTAACTGTTTAAATGTTATTTATCAACCTGCAAATTTAGCCAGAGGCGGGCAGAAATGGCTAATGCTGGAAATGCCTTTAGACCCTCAAACGAGTAGACCGCCGTGGACTCCACCCGTCGCGGAACTACAACAAGATGGTAGAATATCCGTGCCTGAGTTCAAGTGTATTGTCGAAGGCGAAGAGCTGCTATGCCAGATCCTGAACATAGAGCTCTACGATAGAGTTCAGAAAAAGTATGTGGTAGTCTTTAGAGTGCTTAATTAAAACAACATTAGACGCTAAAAAATCTACCGCATAAATTAAATCGTTTGTTTAAAATCTCAAATAACTTTCTTTAAATACTATGTCAGAATCCGAATTCATCAAAAAAGGCGTTGTGGAGCGCGAGACCGAAGCGCAACCAGTGAAAACTGCCTCTGACGAAGTTTTTGAAAAAGTCAGAGCATGTACTCCCACTTGTCGCTGTAATTGTAAGGCAAAGCAAAAAGGAGCTGCTAATGAAGATAGTAAATAACATTCAAGAGGCAATTCCGGTATTGGTAGTATCTGTGATGAACAGCGATCTACCGATGGTCAATGCCTTGTTGGATAAGTTTCCAAAGCTAATTGAGTTGCGGGATAAGAGGGGTCGCACTCTTCTTATGATGGCTGCGTACCTTGGCGACCCCAGCATCATTAACTACCTGGTATCCTTCTTCATCATCGCCAACCCCAAACTAGATCCTAACGTAGAGGATGAAGACGGGCTAAATGCCCATGACTGGGCGGTACTGGGTGGCAATGAATTCGGCCGCAGTCTATTGATGAAGGTCATGGACTCAGAGGATGAACAGTAATGCCTGATTTTTCGTCGTCGTCCGTTCAAATGTCTGGAAGAAGGCAGCTAGCGCATGCCGAGCATGCTCCTAGCCCGTTTTTGGACTACGCATCTCTGCACCTGCCTACCAATCTAAACGAGGCATTTGAGATTGCGGAAACCATGTACTACAGCAACCGTACTTTTGCGCAAGCTGTAGAGTATGTGGTCAGCTACTTCACAGGCACGGACATAAACATTGTTTCGGATGACGAGGAAAAGGCCAATCAGTACAAGAAGTTTTTAGTTGAAAAACTGGACTTGAAGACGTTGCTGTTCATGATAGGCCGAGACGTAAAGGTCTACGGAAACAGCTGCGTATCCGTCCTGGCGCCTTTCAAGAGATTCCTTACTTGCAATAGTTGCGGTGCCAGCAGACCGATTCAAACCCTGGATTACAAGTTTACCATCAACCACGGGTTTAATTTCCAGTGCCCAAGCTGCGGCAAGAACAGCAGCTGCATGAATCCGGACGATCGGCCTACGCTACAGGAGAACGAGATCTACATCAAGCGCTGGCCAATCAAGCAGATGCGCATTGTAGCTCACCAGTACGGCGGAAAGCCAGACTATTTCTACGAAGTGCCTCCGCAAGACGTACAGCAGATACAGGCAGGAAACAAGAAGTACCTGGAGAGCGTACCTTGGGGCCTAGTGCAATCTGTGCGTTCAGGAACGTTGTTTCAATTCAGCGATAACATGGTGCACCACTTCTCGTTGGGCAATCTCAGCGACATCAAGATGGGCAATTGGGGGCTGCCTCCTGTCATCGCAGGATTCCGTGATGCCTATCTTGCGCAGATCCTGAAGAGAAACAACGAAAGCATCGCATTGGATCACATGCTTCCAATTAGAATGGTTACGCCTGCTTCCGTAGGTGTTGGCGGGGACTTCATGAAGTCCGTCAACATAGGAAGCTTCGGCCAACAGGTAATGCGTTCAGTAGAACGAGCCAGAAAAGATCCAACTGGCTGGCAGTGGATGCCGCTCCCGGTCAACTATCAGCTGCTGGGAGGAGAGGGCAAGGCATTTGTAGTTCCAGAGCTGCTGGAACAAGCCCAGGCCGACTTCCTCAACGGGCTAGGAGTGCCGGTCGAGCTGTATAGAAAGACTCTAAGTGCTCAGGCTGCTCCGTTTGCTGCAAGACTATTCGAAGCAGGAGAAACTCACTTCCTGCACGGGCTACAGACTACGCTTACGTGGCTGGTAGATCGCATCAGCGCTATCCTCAACTGGATTCCGTGCGAAGTAGCTCTCACCAGACCTACCCATGCGGACGACATCGAGCGCCGTATGCTCATGTTGCAGATGATGATGCAGGGTGTGGCCGCAGAGCAGGATGTACTTACGCTCTTTGGTCTCGACTGGAAGGATACCTTCAAGAAGCGCCAGTCCGAGCAGGAATTCAAGATGCGCTCCGAGAAGGAGTACATGGACAAGATGCGCAAGGCGGAGGAGAACGAGCAGATTATGTCGGCTCCTCCAGGTGCAATGATCGCAGGTCCCGGTGCTCCTATGGGAGCAGGGGCCATACCTGGAGGTCCAAGCCTTGGAGGTGCTCCCGGAGCTCCGCCAATGCCAATCAATGGAGTTGCCGGCCCCATGGCAGCAGGTCCAAGCAAAGATCTGGACAGCTTCTTTGCCGATGCTCAGGCCAGAGTCAATGAGATCATGGCAACTG